GAGATCACGACGCTGATTGACAGCGTTTGAATATGTCATCGATGATGGATCCGCTGATGCGAACCATGCCGGCAAGCCAATAGCACGACAAAGCTCAAGCGCAAGATAATTGCGAGCTTCATTCATTTGAAGATTCTTTGGATCATATCCAATGGTGTCCATCTTGATGTCTGCATTCAAAAATGTGACAGCTTTTGAAGCTTTATTTTTGAAAGCATTGATGAGAGAAGCAACGCGATCTTTTGGAAGCTGTACACCATTAGATGACAAGACAATTTGTGGAATTGGATTAAGAGCAAAGTCGTACGCTGCCTTTTCAAGCGCGTGAGCTGCGCGGACTGTACGACCAGCGCGATTCAAAAGTCCTTCTTGCATATTTCCAAAAACGACAAGATCTTCAGCTGGAATTGAATATCCATCGACACGATATGCATCGATTTCTGTACCAAGTGCGTTTGTCATTACTTCAACGCGCTCCGGAGCAATTCTTTCCATCGCTTGAATGCGTCCTGTATCTGCATAGCGAGCTAATACACGGGCATAAGCTGCCGGACGGAAAAGTAAATCTTCAGCAATCCACGCCCAAAATTCTGCGCCGGTAATTCGTGGATCCGGTTGATTGATAACGCGTGGAGAATAGACAGTCTCTTCAGTTTCTTTTACTTTTGTTTCAAGTGGAAGTGATGCAACGGTTGAACAAATAATTCCGCGAGCGCGGGCAATTACAGGGACGCCCATCGCTTCGGATCGTGTAGCACTTTGTCCATACGCAAAATATGGAGCTCCGAGAGCATCGATTGAATTAACGGGTGCGAGAGAAGCATCGACTGTCGCTTCAGCGATTGGCTTTGGAGCCGTGACAAAGAGATCGAATAAACCCATGTCGCAATTTTAGAGATCCAATAGCGTTAGCCGATCATAATGTCAAGATCCGTCTGTGGGCGTGTCGCGTAATGTGTGACGAGCGCACAAGCCACGGTCGCACACACAGTCGATTGAGAAGCTCTGCGTCCAATAGTCCATCCGCCATCGCCGAAAGGCAGCCTCGCAGCTGAAAGGATCTGTTTCGTCAATTCGGGTTGATTCCCATGTCGAAGTCTCTTTGATGTGATTGCTCCTAAAAGTTGGTCGCAAGATTCACCGTACAGAGCCCCGTCTATATCGGCGAGTGGGATGCCGGCTGGCACAAGTCTAGTCGCAATCGCAGCTGAAGTACGGCGAGAATACGCCAACACTTCGACGGGAAATTCTGCAAAGTGATCCGCGATGTCATTGGCGATGGCTTTATCATCAAGCGAAATTGGATTGTGCCAAGTACGCAAAAGCTTGACAAAGAATTGCTCATCGTCAATGCGCTGTCCAATGACGAGAGCTGCATCGCGTCGATCCGGTGAACAGTCAAGCCCCATCCACACAGTAGATTCACGGTCAATCTCAAATCCTTCGGTAGCGCATTCCGCCCATTCGCCGGCGGGTATTGCAGAGCTGATTGTCTGCACCCATCGGCACAAGACTTCGGTACGGACGACATCCGGTGGATCATTCATGACGGCTCGAAGATTGTCGATGTGAACCGTGTGTCCGAGAGCCGGATTCGCCTTTGCTGCACCTTGCCAAAATTTTTCGGAGTCATCAATCTTGTCATAATCGCTCGACCATTCGAAATAACCAATGTCATCCGTTGAGCCACCGGCTGCGCCGATTCCGCGCTCGCGGATCTGATTCAAGACAAGACTGTGCTGATCGCCGGCGTTGCTATACGACCACAGCTGTGGATTCTCGGCAGCCATCATCGTGTAGCGAAGTGAAGCCCATGTGGATTCGTCTTTGAGCTCACGCGTCTCATCGATGTGGACGGTTGATGGCTTTGAAATTCCTCGAGCAGCTGACGCGCCGGCTTTTACCATGTAGCGATTTCCATTGAGACATTCGATTTCTTCGGATCCATGAGCCCACCGGATTCGCTTGACTTGCTTTGCCAGCCCGTCATTCGCCTCGATGGTCTGTACTAGATCCCTGAAAGTCTCAAGAGAAGTCGTCAATCGATGAGCTGTACCAATTTGAAGTTTGTTGTCCCATTCAAAGAGTCCCATAAGAATGCGTTGCTTCATGAATGTCGTCTTGCCTTGCTGTCGAGCAACGACCAATTGGACGAGCGGATGCAACCATCGACCATCCGGCTTTATCCGGTGAGCCTCGAGCGCAAGCCATTCTTGCCACGGCATAAGCGGAAATCCGATGCTATTGCTGAAATCAATGAGCTCTTGTCCACGCGTAGGCAGATCCGGACGCAAGCGTGAGTGGATTCTCGGTGTGGGAGAGCCATAGAGCGTCTCTGTGATGGGCTCTAAAACCTGTGTGAGCCCGTTTGAGCCACTTTGAACCAACTCGAGCCGTCTTGTACCGTCTTGAGCCATCTCAATGCCTTTTTGATTCGTTTGGTGGTGAAAGAAAACCTCGGTAGGACATGGCGGTGGAATCGCTTAAAGAAAAAAGACCGCGCCTTGCTAAAACGAATTCATCGGGCATCTTATCTTGCTTCGAAAAGTTGCACTTGCGACAAGCTGCGACAAGGTTGTCCGGATCATCTGTTCCGCCTTTGGCAACGGGAATGATGTGATCCACAGTATTGGCTTCCATTCCACACCAATAGCATTCCCTTCCATCTCGATTGAGAATCCGGAGTCGTAGCTTCTTCCATGTTGCGCTGTTCACTTTGCGCTGTGAATGTAGTGTCATCAATAGTGACCCTTCTTCATGTGGAATCTCCACGCATTACACATTGAACCATATCGATGAGTGATGTATTTGATTGTGGCATCAATCTGTCTATACGGATCTAATGTCCGGTAATGCTCTGATCGCATCTGCCCTAGACCGTAATGACTACCATTTTTTGCTTTTGGATTCCATCGAGATTCTTTGTAAATGATTTTCTTTAAGCATTGATATTGATTGTCATTGATAAGCCTTGAGTGTGCATATAGCTTGTATTGATCTGCGTTTGTAGCTTGTGCGGGTTGCATCTGTAAGATTAGCGAGCCTAGTAAAAGGCATAGAATCCCCACAACCGACCGGCTCCGCAGCGAGCTAACAGCGCACACGCGCTCGCTTGCAGAGCTGGACGGTAACGACCCTGTCAAGTCAAAGTCAAGAATGTGGATAAGTCGAGCATGGTTTTGGCGTGTCGTCCACAGGTTATCCACAGGGCTCATTGATGTCCCCATCCTTTACCCTTGAAATGAATTGGATTGGCTGTCCATATTCTCGACATCGGAATCATGCATCCGTCGCAATATGGATCGCGTGACAAATTGTCGTCCATGGCTCTTTTGACAGTTTTTGTCTTGCCACAGACTTCACATCGAAAGTCATATTCAGCCACGGGCATCAGCCTTTTGATTGACTCCCATGACGCCACAACTTAGGCATTGAACCAATACCACAGCGTCACCCAATGGCACTTCATTCTCAAAGACAGCGTGATCTGTGACCTTCTTTTCAACCCTGCATTGGAAGCGTAGCTTCTCCATGGGAGCTCCTTCGTAGATTCTCGATTGGGTGCAGGTTGTATTGCTCCACCCAATAAGTCGGTTGATCGCGTCTGCGCCATCTTTGATTCTTTGCAATTGCTACCGGAATCCAGCCTTTGAGCACATAATTCGGGCTTTTTCCAGTCACAAGGATTGCGATGTCCGTATTGCGGTCGTTGTCGTAAATGATGAGTGAGCCTTGATCGTACTTTGTCCATTTGACTTCGATGATTGACCCAACATCGGCTGTTCGCTTAAAGCGAGAAGCTCTCGGGTTGAAATCTTGAATCCCAAAGTATTTCGCCACAGCGATCTCCGCTCCGACCGATTCAGCAATCTCGCAGATATAGTCATGAAATGACAAGTTCTTGTTATATCGCGAAACATGATCCGGCTTGCCTTCAATCTCTTCGACTCGTTCAATGGCTACTTTCGCAGCTGTCCATTCGTCCTCATGCGAGATTTTCATTTTCACTTGCAAGCCTCACAAAGCCAAATGACATTGAGTCCTTGGTAGCTCGTCATTTCACCGCCGGTGAGTGGTTTCCAATGCTGGCACTTGTCGCACCAATCGATTTCGAGCGGTTTCTGCTCGCGCAGCTCTGTCCCGTCCTCAAAGATTGTGACTGTTTCCCCATTTGGCTTTTGGATGTATAGAGCTCCCATTAGATTCTCTGCTTCCATTTGCCATCGCTGCCTAAGACCAGCCATATCGGAGAGCATTGAGTAGCTTTGCTCTTTTCGGTGCACATATAGCCCGCCCATGGCTTGCCATTCTTTTCGCCTTCTTTGAAGATCATGTGACCGTGTGCGCAGATTGGCGATTCAGATTGGATCTCTCCACCGAGCTGTGACTTAATCTCTTCCACAGCTGTCTTTGCTGTCGTAAAACCATCTTCCCATATCGGCTTGCTCCATGGATCTTCTTCAACGAATGCTTTTGGCATGGTCTCCACTTGCTCCATATTTTCGCGTGATGGCTTTTCTTCCACTCCGAGCACCACGGACGCACAGCGACCGATTGCGGAACTGACTGTATCCTCGACATACCAACGCTTCATTTGTGGGTTATACGCGCCCACCATGCCGTGTGCGTAGTCGATTGCTGCCGGCTTCTCATCCTCGTAGTGGCGATAAATGCGGCATTCGATAAGAATGTAGCCTTTCTCCGAATTCCAATCGATGATCGATGTCTCAATCCGGTTGGTTGGGTAAGTTGCGTGTAGGCGTTGAACCTTTTGATTGACTGTCTCGTAATTGTCTAGGAATCCCATTTGACAGCCTCAATCTTTGAAATTGCCTTGCCACGACGAAATCCTATGGCTTTGCCTTCTTTGAAGCCGTCTTGTCGTCCGGCGTAATAACCACAAATAAGCATGAAGATATGAGTCATCAAAAGGATGATTTGTAGAATTGTCATTTTTGCTCCCGATCCGAGAGTTACTGAATTTCGCTCCCTGCGTACAGGGTGAAGCAAAAGACTGACAAAATCAAGATTCCCGCGTGTTTTTGGGCGTGTCGATTAGGATTCTTGAGTCATGAGCTCGTAGAGCCTGTCCACGCGTTGTTCAATCCGTGTGACCTGATCTTTGAGCGATTTTCCCGAATTGGGTTGAAGCTCATGAAGAATGTTTTTGATAAGCATACGAATCACCGAATAAGCTGCCGTGCCAGTAGCGATAATGCCACCGGTTACGGCAGCCCATTCGTTCGGTGTCACTTCCCCATAACTCCGAAAGCTGAATCGTTTGGATTGAGATAACGCAAAATAACCGGTAGGACGGCAGCTAAACCCGCCATGCCGATTGCCTTGAGATCTGTCTCGCCCGCCATATAAACGGCGATTGATGCTGCGAGAAATGACCGCAACCATGAAGCTGCGATGGCTTTGACATTTTTCACTTCTTTTTCTCCTTCTTCTTGAGAATTGCAGCTTTTGGCTTTTCAACCGTAACGGTTGGGAATTCTCCCTTATATGGCACATATTTTGGACGACCAAAACCAACGATTTCTTTTCCAATTGTCCGTGTTTTAGCCATAACCATTCCGCCGTTGCGTTGATCGCCGTTGCCGGATGTATTGCCTTCGATGGTTACTATCGATTTTCCATCGATGCCAACGACGATTCCCACATGGCTGATTCGATCGACTCCGTCATGTGGAAAGTCCATGAATGCAAGATCTCCGATTTCCGGCTCTTGATGCCAACGGGAAATCTCTTTAAATTTGTGAGCTCCAATAGCTGTGCTCACAACCGAATGAATCTTGACGCCGGCTTGTGCCAATACCCAATTACAAAATGATCCGCACCAAGGCAAACCATTGGCTTTTGTAAATTCGCCATATTTTGTCAGATTCTCACCCTGCTCGACGGTTCCAATTTCGCCTTTGGCAATTTCGACTGCGTGTGCAGCCGTGCCTTGTGGAAATGTCATTTTTTTACGACAGTCCAAGTGCAGATTTTAGATCATCAATGTTGACACCTACGCTTAATAATTTATCTGCCAAAGTTGGCTCCGGTGGCATTGTCGTTCCATTGTGATTTGCAACGATTCCGGCTGCCTTTGATTCATCCTTTTGATTGATTTCAAGGAATAAATCGCCATTTTCATCGACAGAAATTGCACTTCTTTTATCTGAAATTGCGATTCCTTGCGCCCTTAATTCGTCGCGCAATTCTTGACCGTTTAAGTTAACAGGCTTTTGAAATTTTACCATTTTTATGCTCCTAAATAGATTGCGCCAAAATAAGAACTATCTGCTATGACATCCAATGCGCCACCTGAACCTTGAGAAACATTGATAACATAGTAATCAGCAACTGCAGCATTAACCATAAATGCAAAAGTTTGTATTAAATATCCTTCATTTGTGGATGGGTTTTCCATCCAATCGGTTCCGGCAATATAAGTTCCATTTTTTGAAAGTGACATATTGCGTCTCTGACTTGTGTTGCCACTCCATCTAACTGCACCGGTCAATAAATAATAACCCGCTTTTCCAGTCGGAATCGTGATTCTGCCAGTATTAGTTGTCGTAGAATGAAAACCATTTGAATCAAAATATTCTGCGCCCCAAAGTAAAGTTGTATTTGTGGAATTTGCAATACTTTGATTGGATGACATATAAAGTTGGCATCCAACAAAAGTTGGAGTCGAACTTGCAGCTGCCCATTTTAAGCCTGTAGCTGTTGTGGAATCAACCGTTAATACTTGACCATCTGTTCCAACTGCCAATCGCGCTGGTGTGTCATTAGCAGTGGCAGAAATTAGATCACCTTTTGCATCAACAATCGCATTTTGAATAGCGTTGGAATCATCTTGAGCTACCCAAGTAAAAGCCAAATCTGTGTTCGATGTTTTAGAAAGAACCTGTCCGGTAGTTCCACCTTTTAGACCGACAAATGAAGTGTCAATATCTTGTCCAAGAGTCGCAATTGCCGTTGCTCCGTCTTTAACCAAATCGGTGGACTGTGGAATGTCCCAACCATAATTCGTTGTCGTTGTTGCCATTTTTTCTCCTTATGCGACGACGGTTGCATTCAACCAGTCAAGTGTAGGCTCAATCGTGTTCCAAGTCTCAACGACAGGCACATCATTCCAGCGGAATGCCTGAAGCGAATACGCCACCGGAGTGACATAAAGCGAGACAGTCAGCGAATTGATGCCGGCTTGAAATTGCCAGCCTTCGACGAATCCTTGAAAGCTTGAGCCCATATTGAGTGGCAGATCAGAGATATTGACGGGCATTCCCATGAACACATTGAGCAGGTTATTGCGATCCGAATTGTCAATTTCCGGTGATCCCAATGGGAATGAAATTTGATTGAAATTGGCTTGTGGGAATGCGCGAAGCGTTAAATAGAAGTCGGCTTGAGCTGTCGCATCGGCTGCATTCTCAAGACTTGTGTCGATATTTTGTGCGAGAGTGCCATAAAGAGCAATCGATTCAACATCCGAATCGGTGACTTGCTGTCCGTTTTTGTAGGTCAAAGTCACATAATTTCGAACATCGCCGGCACGGGTAGCCGTTTCTAGTCCGCTGGCAAAAGCGTCATTAGCTGAAAGATTGACATATCCGTTTGCAGCTAGGTATTGAGTGCGATGGGTACTGTCCGCGTAGCTAATTTGACCTTGAGAGTTTTCGTAAAGATAGCCAAGTCCGGAAGTAGCTAAAGCCGAGACGAGTGAATAAATATCCGTGACGCTTGATGATCGAGCTGCCAATTCATAGTTACCTGTATCAATTTCTCCCAGTCCCGTGTTAAAAGCTTGAGCCCAAGTAGTTGCAGGATCCAAGCCATTCCAAGTCAAAGAAGCCGGTACGGCATTCCATCGAGAAAATAGGGCTTGAGATAGCGCAGATTCGATTTGGACTCCGTCAAGTGCCTTTGTGAGTATTCCATCGGTGAGCACCTTTGGAAGCCGTGAAAGAGCTCCTAGAGCCGTGATTTGAATGGTCTGTGTGACTCCAATGGATCCACCGGATTGGACTCCCACAATGATGTCCGTTATAGATCCACCAAAAAGAGCTATGGGAGTACCGGACGAATTGTTCACATAGACGGTCACGGCGGAATTGATGCCGGCTGTGATGTTGGAATCGTCAAGGTTGATGAGCGTTAGATTGAGATAACCGGCGATGGCTTGAGTATAAATATCGGTGCGACCCGATCCAATGTTGAGATTGGCTAGCGTGACATTTTTATATTCGACGCCATCAATGTCGATGCTCCATGTGGGCGTCCATAGCGTCATGCGAAAGTCAGCCTATTCGCTCCGAGAGTCCCACGGGCATTCGAGCGATTAAGCACATCCACAATTGTGCGCGCTGTACCTTCGGCGTCGATTGCGCCATTGACGGTGATGTTGATTGTACTACCCATTCCGCCATTCGGAACAATTGTTCCGTTTGAACTAGGCACAAAGAGCTCTGCACCCTTTTCTCCTACGACATAGGGAGTTCCCGCAGATACCGCTCCGCCAGTTGCACGGAATCCACCAAATGCGGAGCTAATAAGTCCGGAAATTCCGGAAATGACAGGGTTATTTTTGAAAAGATTAATCATGTCTTGAATCTTTCCAATGACATTTCCAATCCAGCCAAAGAGAGTCCTAAATCCGCTAATGAGATCTCCGACGACATTGATGACAACTCCGAGAGCCACTCCAATGCCTTCAATTGCAAGCTTGAGCACTCCACCCAAAAGCGGAGCAACATATTTTGCTAAGAATTCAAAGAGCGCAGCGAATTGATCCTTGTTGTCCATAACGGCATCACGGATTTTGTCAAAAGCAAATTTTAAGCCTTCAAGAATCGGCACAAAGATTTTCTTTGCAATGTCGATGATTGTCGTGAAAGCATTGGACAAGCCTTCTTTGCCACCCATTGAATCAATGAAATTCGAAATTGCCGGAATGACCGTATTTACAACGGTGTCAATCATTGGAGTGATTGCGTCTAAGACAAAAGATCCAATGGTTTCTTTGCCTTCATCGAATGCCACTTGAAGTCGAGCCATCTTGCCTTGAAAAGTGTCAGCTTGAACCGCAGCTTGTCCGCCGAAAGTATTGGCAAGCTGTCTGGTTATTTCGTCCATCGACATAGTCTTGAGCTGTGCCGAAGTCAATCCGACGCCAAGCTTTGCAAGTGAAGCTGTATTGCCTTCTTGCGCCTTCGCCATGGCGTTGGTTACAGCTTCAAGAGACTTACCGGATCCAGCTGATACATCCAAAGCAATTGATTGAAGCTTGAGAGCTTCATCGGAATCTTTTGTGGCTCGAACTAGGCGTTCAAAGCTCGGGCGAAGCTCGTCATCGGTCTTTCCGGTTAAAAGTGAAGTCTTGAGAATCTGATCTTCGACGGCTTTGATTTGAGCGTCGGTAGCTCCGGTAACATTTTGTAATGTAGTGGCAAGCTTTGCTTGAGCAGCTTCATCAGCAATGGCAGATTCGACTCCTTGCTTGAGAAGTACGCCAGCATAAGCAAGCGCAGCTGCACCGGCAGCTGCAAAAGCAGCACCGGCAATTTTGCCGAACTTACCCATCTTCGAGCCGAATCCTTCGACTTCATTGGTTGCGCCAGTAATTCCGCGTTTTAATTCATCAAAATCAGCGTCGAAAGTAATCTTTACTTTTGGAATTCCAGCCATTAATCAAGCCCCAATTTCTTCACGACGGTCTGCACCATCTCGGCATATTCTCTTGCGACGATTGGCACATAATAATCAACGGCAGGATTGATCCAATAGCCTCGTTTATTCGATGGAGCTTTGAATCTGTCTGTATATGCGCGTCCGCGTGAATCCACGCCTTTATGAGATCCATATTCCGTTCCCCATAGCAATGCGCCAGCTGGTGCTGAATCCTGCCGGACTTTTTTACCTTTTCCGGACTTCGATTGCTCTCCGCCGTACTTTCGACCGACTTTCTTTGATCCGCCAATATCAACGCGAATCAATCGATCACGCTTTGCTGTAATGGTTTGAGCGACAAGCTTTGTCTGTGGCGATGGAGCCGATTGGCTAAACATGAGAAGCTGTCCGGCTAGGCGTTGAGATAATGGAAGCGCGCCATTTCGGATTTCATCTTGAGATTCTTTGTCGAGCTTATTAAGCAAGCCAATGAGATTGCGAAATTCAGTTGGTTCGACAGTTATGGCAAAAGTGCCTCTACCTGCCTTTGTTGCCATTTCGTTTCTCCAAAATCTCGATTGCCGTGTATATCTGCTCCGCCGTCTCCCACTCTTTCATCGGAATCCCTGTTGCCATAGCGAGTTCAACTAGGATTCGATTTAGGCTTCCGACGGCGTAGCTTTTGGGTGTTCAATTGAATCCGTTTTTATCTGATCGACTGTGTCGCACCAAATTTCATAAGGTTTGAGTGCTTGACCGGCTTGCTCTCTTTTCTTTGCGTTATAGGCTAAGAAAAGAAGATCATCGAGTCCGACATTGTCGCCGAACTGTGTGACCTTCAAGCCGGTCTTGCGTTCCCACTTTACGAATTCCGGATTTGAAGCGATAAACGATTCAGATTCACCCGAAAAGTATTCAATTGTTATTCCGATTTTTATCATGCTCCCGATATCCTATCTTTTAGCTAAATGTCTCGGTAGGTGTACCGACGACCTGAAATGAGAGAGAGACTGTCTGTGCGTCCGGTGCTGATCCGCCTACGGATGGGAATGTAGGCAAGATATTGCAAGCCCAAACCGCGCCAGTCGCAGCTGTCAATGAAGCTGCCAAAGTCGTGTTGGGTGCTGATTCTGTCGCTGTCCAAAGTGCTTCGCAGAGTGATCCGCTTGCGCCCCAGTCCGCGAGCATTTCAACATTGAGCATCCATGAATCGTCGATCGCCTTGTAAGCGCGACCATCGAGTGTCTGATAAGTCTCGATGACATGGTCTGCTTCAAGTGTGACTGTGGATACCTGTGCGTCGTAGCTGCTGGAAGCGATCGTCAATGCGAGATCGCGTCCTGTAATGACGGTCGTTGCCATTTTTGCTCCTAATTGGTTTGTGTGTATTGAGTGGATATATCGATCTCACAAGCTAGGACTTCAGATCCGCTCGCAAGGGTCATTGGGATTGGATTAGACACAGACCCGACTGTGTAACCTGACGGAATGACCGCCAGAATGCTCATGACAAGCTTCTCGATGTTGTCGAGAGAAGCTGCGTTGGAATACATGGCGACTCCAACTGTGATGACAAGATTAATTTTGACACGCGTCGATGTGCCAATGAGATTCGCCTCAAGATAGGGCGTATTCGGCACAACGGCAGCGAATGGCACTTGTGGAGACTCCGGTACTGAATCGTAAGGATTGACAGCGACGGATGAAAGTGCTGTTTTAAGTGCTCCGCGAATATTGACGGCAATTGATGAAGCTGTCATGCGAGCATCGCTCCGGTGTCAAGTGACTTGCCAAGAATTCCGACGACTCTGTTCAAAAGGCTGCGACCAATTCTGTACGGTGTAGGCTGAAAATCAACGCCTTCAATCTGTCCGCCGGCAGCTGTGATTGATTGAAAGATTTCTACTGATACGACCATGATGGCTTCATATACAGCTGGATTTGATGCATAGATTGTCGCTGCGTCATATCCGGAAAGGTAAGTCGTGCCATGCGGAATGACCGCATTCATCGCGATGTCAGCGTTTGTCTTTGCATAGGAAAATTCGTATTCGGATCCCACAGCTGTGACGGTAAATGTGCCATTGAATGTCGCATCGACGCTCGAGACGACAACTGAAGATCCCACGATGTAATTGTGTGGAGTATTGGTCGTCAAAGTTGCGACATTGGAAGCGATCCGGCGATTGGTTACAGCTGAAGAGTAAGAGACAAGAAGCGGAAGAATTGTGAGCTCGCTAGTGTCAATCACCTTTTGAAGATATGCGTCTGAATAAAGAGAAGAGCTCACTTGCAAGACATCCCGTAGCTGCGTCGGAGTGACTAGTGACATGAGCTCTTCCCTTCTTCGGCTCGGCTAGCTCGGGAGCGAACTAGCCGATGTTTAAGTGTGGCGGATTACGCCTTGTTATTCTTGAATGCGCCAGCTGCGATCTTTGTCGCACAAGCACCGAATGAATAAACGCCCACGGTGATTGAACCGTCGGCTGTTGATTCAGCGCGGAGCTGATAGCTAGGTGATTCGTACCATGTGTAGGCATCTGGATTGACAACGAGAATTGTGCCGTCTCCATCGCCCGCATTTGTTGGATCTACATAGAGATTCAATCCTGCGACATTTCCGAGAAGTGATGTTGGAGCAACCTGACCCGCTGCATTCATTGGGTTTGTTGCTGTGTAGATTGGACGACCTGCGTCGTTCAAGCCCATGATGTTCGACCATTGTCCGGTAGATACGATCATGTTACGAGCGAATGGATTAGCAAGACCAGCTGTTGCGCCATAAACGCTTGCAGATCCGCGAGCAACTACGCCAAGAAGCTCTGAAGCTGTTGGATAAGTTGTTGTTGTTGTGCCATCGAGTGTTGCACCTGCGATGAGACGACCATTGACATACGCATTCTGTGCCTTTGCCATCGCTGCAACCATGTTGCGCAAGAGCTCATCATAGAAAAGTGGGCTAGTGCGTGTTAGGAGCTCAACGCTGAATTTTTGCTGTCCAGCGAACTTCTTAACATCGACAGAGACAAATGCTGAATTCTGATCTGTTTCAGAGAATGCTGCATCTTCAGCTGTTTCTGCAACTGTTGGAGCAACCGTGATTTTTGGAATCTCGAATGTCATGCCGGCATCTGGAAGTGTGCCGCGTGAAATTGCATCGATTGATGGACGGATTGTTGTTGAAAGTCCGTTGATGACTTCAGCAAGCTGACGAGTAGGTACAAGACCAGCATTGTCTGTGGTGTTGTCCGCTGCCATGATGTATTGACGAGCATCTTCAGATCCGAGAGCTGCTTGAACCTTATTTTCAAGGTACTTTGCTGCTGTGACTTCGATGCGTGGTGATGTATAGGCGACAGACTTAACTGACGCGGTGACTGACTGTGCAGCTTCAACCGTCTCGACGGCGTCCGCTGTTGTGACGGTGTTTTCTGACACTTCGTCTCCTTCTGTTGTTGGTGTTGGTGTTGCATCCGCATCCTCTGTGGATTCGGAATCTTCATCGCCTTCTGTCGCTGCGACTTCTGCGACACGGGCTGATCGGACAGCGGGCTCTGATACAAGCGCGACGCCTGTGAGCTCTCCGGCTAAGACGCGCATTGTGCCGTCCTTTTCGTTGATGTAATCATCGACAGCAAGCTCGATTGAGAAGCCATCGCGAAGTCCATCCATCGCTTCAATCAAAGCATCGTTTCCGGCTGTTGTTGAAGCAATTTTGAATGTTGCATTGATGGCTTGATCTCCATCGAGTGACATCTCGAGCACTTTACCGATTCTGCGTGTACGGTCATGTTCAAGGTTAAGAAATACCGGCTTCGGAGAAATAGATCCCTTAGCGAATACGACTTTTCCAGTTGATGCATTCGCCGGCTCTTCAAAAGCCACGATTCGTCCGGTGATTGTGCGAGATTCTGAATCCGCAGCTGTGATTGTCATTGGAGTTGTTAGCTTCATCCGATTAGATCCTCTTCCATTCTGATTTCATCCACCGTCATCGCTCCGATGCGGTTGAGAATTTCGTACACTTGCGCTCTTTCGTAAGGATTGCCACGCAAGAAATCATCCAAGTCATATCGCACATATTGAGAAGCCGGCGTGAAATCTGTTAAAGATAAACGCTGCTCGATAATTGTGAGAATTGGACGAATTGAAAAGTCGATGAGATCACGACGCTGATTGACAGCGTTTGAATATGTCATCGATGATGGATCCGCTGATGCGAACCATGCCGGCAAGCCAATAGCACGACAAAGCTCAAGCGCAAGATAATTGCGAGCTTCATTCATT